TTTTAAAGTATCAGTGGATTATTTGATGACTGGAGAAAATGTTATCGAAGAATTTTCAGATGAATCAGCAAGTTTGGTATTTCAGATAAGAAAGGACTTAGAGCTATCCGAAGCATTAAGAAAATATTTTAAGTTATCAGATGTTAAAAAGAAACATGTGGTGGAATTGATTAATTTGTTGAGTGAATAAAGGAGAAAGTATGTATAATTACGAAGATTTGTACAATATTGCAATGAAGCAGATTTCAAGTCAAGAAATTGAGCCTTTACCAATAACATACGCATATTCGGATACGCAATTTGAGATACTAGTAAAGTACATCAAGGAGTTTGAAGAAAGTTTAGATTCTGAACATGAAGTCGGACTTCTTTTAACCAACTTTGGTAAAACTGTTACAATGCAGGTTACTGAAATCAGCTATGAGAAGTCCGTACTAATGATTTTTAAAGGTTATGTAGATGGGCGAATGTCAACATTAATTCAGCATATCAGCCAATTAAATTTTTTGCTTACGTCATTGCCTAAAGATGATTCTCGTCCGAAACAACACATTGGCTTTGTCGTTCCAACTTCTGAATAGTTTTTTGCAATTCTTGAATCATATTTGCCTGTATTCCAAGCAAGTTAATAACTGAATAAACAAGTGAAGCGGATGGAAGACCCTCTTTATTTTGAGGGTCTTTTATTTCTTCTAAAATCTTTTTCTGCTGGTCTTCTGTATATATTAAATCTGTACTATTCATTTTTGTTTTCCTCCTTTAATATGTCAGAAATAATAATATAAATGTATCGTAAAATCTGATCCACTTTTATTTTGTCAAGCATCTCAATAATTTCTTTCTTGTAATCCACGTAAATCCCTCCCAATATTCCAAACATTTGTTCCTGCTTATTAAATTATATCATGTTTTCGCAACCATATAATGGGACGGAATCATCTCCACTTAAATCCTTCCTAGCAAGTTGCTTTTCCTCGATATTATTGCAAATTATGATTTTTTCAGTATAGATATTGTGATTTTGGTACTTTTCATTCGTTATATATGTAGATAGAAATAAAGGGGCTGGATGCTTGTCAGCGAGGGATTTATAGCGCTCATGGACAACCTGTTTTACCTCTGCTTTTGCAATTGCGATAGTTTTACCCCTCCCAAAGATAATACTACGCTCCGGGCAGAAGTAAACATATTGAATCAAGAGCACATGCACGAATATCAGTATAAACACAATTATGATTTTTTTATGTTTCTCCATGAATCCACCCCCTTTACACTATCATCTTAATGTATTACAATAACATTGTATCAAAAAATATACAATTACACAGGAAATGGCGAAATCAGCACATGCAGCGACGAATTTCGCACAAAAAGGGATGATTTTTTTGAGGATTGCAATATGTGATGACAACGAATTACAAATTGAGATTTTTAAAACCAGAATGGACGGTTTTCTTCGTAGAAATGGGGACAGTGGATGCACGATTACGGCATATACCACCGGGAAACCTCTTATTGATGATGTAAATGACGGCGTATGGTACGACATAATTGTGCTGGATATTATGTTGAAAGATGAAAATGGAATTGATGTTGCCCGGCATCTTAGAAAGAATGGATATGTAGGTAATATCACCTTTTGGACAGCCCACAAGGAATATGTGTTTGATGCTCTGGATATCCTTCCTGTTCACTATATCATAAAAGGCTCGGAAGATGGAAGAATGTATGGTGTAGTCAACAGGGAACTGGAAAATATCCATGATAAAACGCTGACTGTAAAGAACAAGGATTATTTCCACAGGGTTGGTTTCTGCCATATTGAATATATTGAAAGTCGCAATAAATACATCACTATCCATTGTACCTGTGGTATCACTCATATGCAGAGAGGGAAACTTTCGGACGTTGAAAAGCAACTGGACAGACGGTTTTTACGCTGCCACCAAAGTTACATTGTCAACATGGATGAAGTCTGGGAACTTCGTGCTGATTTCAGAATGGTATCTGGAGATGTGGTTCCGATTAGGAGAAAAGACCTTTCGGCGATCAGAAAACTTTATGAAGGCTATATTGCATTTAAGTAGCTCCCGGGAAAACCCCGGGAGTGTTATTATTTCAGTAATTCGTTGACTTTTTTCTGCACTTCTGCGTAGTTGTAGCCGGCAGCTTCCAGGCGGTCTCGTCTATCTTGTCCGTTCCCCCACTCGCCGTTAATTACCTCTTTTGCTACCTTGGCTACACTTTTCTTTGCAGTCACGGAATACATAGCTTTTCCATTCCAATCAAAAACAGAATAACCGGCTTTGCAAGCTTTCTTTGCATTTTTGAGTGACTTGTACGCCCCGATCTGGCTCTTGGAATTCTTCCAGGTCTTGCGGACACGGTAATACTTATCAACTTTTACCGTAGGCTTTGTGGTTGGAACTGTCACGGTTTCACTGGAAATAAACTTCTTAAATCTATTCCAGTCTCCCTTTCCACGGATAACGGAAGGGCAATTCTTAGCGCAAACATCGTAGTGCTGCACTACTCGGCTTGCCGGAATGCCGTATTTCTTCATAAGCTGCTTGCACACATCAACGGTATTCTGGAATGCTTTTTCGTAGTTGTATCCCTTGTTCATACACATTTCGATTCCAATAGAGTTGTGATTGTTTACAGTTCCAAAAAGCTTACCGCCGTAATTTACCCCAACATGCCATGCCCCGCGATTGTACGGCAAGGCTTGGTATGCTGACTTATCGTCAACGAATACATGGGCTGAATAGCCATGAAAATTTCCATTATGCTGTGCGGTGGCGTGTGCCTTGGCATCTGCTGTAGCTGCGGTATTATCCGTATTGTGGATGACAATATACAGAGGTGTCTGTCCTGCGTAGCTGTTGTTGTTGCTGATTAATGAGGTATTGATATTCATGTATGGTCTCCTTTCATTATTGAGGTTAAAAAGTGCATAATAAAAAGCACCCCAAATGGGATGCTCTTTAGCATATCCGTCTATTGTGCCATCGGTGCAATCAATGCGCTAAATGGTAATAAAGTCAACTACGGAATTTATTTTGGCGATTTAAACGAAATTCCTTTTATAGAAGCTAATATGCAAATATTCCATAGAAGTCAGCCGGATTGTAAGAATGCTCCTGTTCAAGAGTATGGTATTGTTCGAACCATGTATGTTGATTCAACTGAATATGCCATACAAGAATTTTTATCGCTTCTTACCACAAAACTATATGTCAGAAATAAATTCAAAAATATTTGGAATGAGTGGAAAGAAAAATAATTATTTTATCCGATTCTTTTACAAGAAACCCAAACACCACTTGATTTATATGCTATGGTAATCTGTGCAGAATTGGCACAAAGTAAACAGGCGTCAGAACCTCCGCTGCTTGGTAAAAATATTCCAAAAGACCATGATGGAATTTTTTCACCAGTACTACCAACATCAATTCCGGTACCACCTATTGATATTAATTTTGCTTTATTCCCATCCGGTAATTGTGTAATGTTTTCTGTTTTTCGTAATAATGTATTACCATTTAGCGCATTGATTGCACCGATGATTGTTTTGTTGTCCGTTTCCAGCTTGCTGATAACCGCTGTTGCCATCTTGTTTACCATGTAGTCCCAGATTTTACTCATCAGTCCGCGCTTGTTCGCTCTCGCAGTTGCATCATACAACATTACTTCGTCATTATCCGCTAACGTATCTTTTGTTGTGTATTCAGTCCATTTTGGCATGTTGTTGTCCTCCTTTTAATTATTGATATTAATTTATAAAAAGAGGATGATTTCTCACCCTCTTTATATTGATTTGCCTAACAATTGTTTGATTTCTGCAAGTTCTTCTTTAATGCTTTTTAATTCAGATTTCAATTTTTCATTCTCGCATTTGAGTTCCTTGATTTTCTCGTGATTGAATTTTATCATAGCGAACATGGATGGAATCATAATTCTGTAATTCCAATCCTCGGGCTTCCCATCTGGCAAATGGTTTACTGCAATTGGGAAACGTCTTTCCATGTCCTCTGCAAGGAACATAGGCATTAACTTGTCATATCTGCTGTCGTTTTTATCGAGATATCCTTCTTTATACTTTGCCCAAACAACCTTTGTCCTATATAGTTCTTCCAGCTCTTCTTCTTTAACTGTTGTCCGAATTGACTTATAACGCCAAGAAGATGATGGGACTTTAATAACCATTCCATCTGAATTAATACCCAAGTGTGTTCCGTCTGTAATATTTCCCATATTTTCAAGACAGAAAAAATTCGTAGCATCACCGAAACCGCTTAGTGGATTTCTGATTTTTATGCCGCCATCAATTACAAATCCGCTTCCATTTGCTTTTAGATCAACGCCATTTATGGTTACCATGTTGTTTTTCGCATCAAGTACAATGGCACCGTTTGCAGAGGTTAATTTTCCATTTGTTTTATCAATCTGCCAGTTTCCAATTTCCCCAGTTAGCGACTTTACGCTTCCAGAAAATTCGCCTTGGTTAAAATGAACACCTGTATTGTCAATATATCCAACCTGTGTGCCACTTGCATTCAGAATGGAAAGTAACCCATTTCCGTTATTTGAACCGCCAAGTTTCAATGTACCTCCATGTGCATAGGTGAATGAAAAATACAATTCTCCATTTTCCATGTACATGCCCTTTATTGCACCGTTGTTTGTAAGCATATTGAACACTTGCTCATTTGTGTAAGCGTATTCAAGTTTTGGCATATAAATATAAGTATCATATTTTACGCTAGACCCAACTGATGATGTCAAGATTCTCAAACTGTTTAAACTATCATTTGGTAAGCTAGATAAAGTTGTTGTTACTTGCAGTCTTTGCCATTCAGTTGTAGTTTTAGCATTTAATATTGTTTTACTTCCAAGATACACATATACTTGTGTTGCAACACTAGTTTTTATCCAAAACGAAAAAGTATAATTTCCAGTAACTTTTATTGGCTTATAATTTTTCGTTCCAAATTGTGCTCCAGTTCCGTTTATTTTAATTGCATTTTTGCCGCCATCTACATCCTGAACTCCATACTCATATGTATATGCACTCTGTGTAGACCAATAATCTTTAACATTTTGTTCTGTTAGATAATAGCCTTTAATAATATTGTCCGATGTAATATCTTGGACTTGTTTTATAGCTTCTTCCTGTGCTATATCAGTAACGCTTTTATCTCCTAATGTAAACTGTGAAGCTGCTATTGTTACTGCACCAGTAGTTTTGTCAATAGCAAAAGTGGTCTTTCCATTGCTATCAACAACCTTAATACCTTTGGCTTGCACGTATTCTCCGTTTACATAGACATTTCCGTTTTCATCCAAGTAAATCCCCTGTGCCTTGCCGCCATTGGTGAGTTTGTTGAAAATATCGGCTTGTGTCTGTCCAGAAACTGCGGTGCTGGCAGAAGAATCTGCAATTTCCTTTACTGTTTTGCCTTGTAAGGAAAAAGTTTTTGGAGCTAGGATGACGTTTCCTTTGCTGTCGATTTCTAAGGTTACGTTCTTGTCATCATTAATGACTTTTAGCCCACGACCATTAATTCTCTCACCGGCAAGCAATCCAGCTAAAATGTATTTTGCATTGATATATACTTTTCCATCTTGAATATAGATTCCCTGTTCCGTTCCGCCTTTTGTGAGTTTATTGAACACTTCGTCCTGTCCAAGACTGGTATCGTAATTATCAATTGCGTTTTTGATATCGTCTTTGTCCGCATACTTGAAATCAATCCAATCATTATCGTTAAATGCACCATCAAGGCGATTTACTTGTGTGACTTTGAGTGAAGCTTTTCCATCACTATCCGTAGTCATCCATAAATCCCCAGAATAATACGGTGGCGTTGGCTGAACCGTGTAAACAGAAGATTTTCCATCCACTTTATCTAAAAGTGCATCTGGAATGGATTGTGGCTTCCATACACCAGAATTGTATATCCACTGGGTATTATCCGTGGTATTGTGCCAGAGGTCTCCTTCATGCTCTACTTTTTCCGATTCCCACACTAGAACAATTTCATTTCCACTGGTGTCCAAAATCTTGTTTCCATTCGCATCAAGCCAAGGCTGTTCCTCTGTTTTTGTCCATTTAATAGAAGGGTCGTTTGGTTGATACCAGGTTTCAATTTTTCCATCAATTTGTGTTTTAAGATTGTTTATTGTATCTTTGAAAACACCATCCAGGAAAGTATTGAAAGTAGAATCATCTGTATATTTACTTGCCCTTTGCCAATCGTCTGCTGAATAAGAACCGCTTGCTCTGGCAACCTTACATCTCATAAGGTCTCCGTTTGTACCTTGCGACCAGAGATCGCCAATATCATATGGTGGTTCTGGCTGAACTACGAATACGCGCCGCTTATGATCTGCTGTGTCCTGTGCTCTTTCTGCGGCGGCAAGTGCTAACGTGATATCAGTATCTTGTACCAGTTGCCACTTCCATGTTGCCCCATCTTGCATAAAACGGTACGCATATCCCTTAGATTTCCAGTAAAATAAGTCACCCTCATGTTTCTTTCGTTCTTCGTTGGTAGTCCATCCAGAAGCCGGGATATTCTGCAAGGTCGGTTCATAGTCATAAAAAAAAGTCTCAATCTGTCCGTCGATTTGAGACTGTAAATTATTGATATCAGTTGTGTATGTATTGCTTATAAAATTATTTACTTCTGTTTCTGCTTTTTCCTTTGCAATTGCATTGACATCTTTTCCTTTGATTTGTACAGAATCTGCATTGATAATAACCCTTCCTGTTGTTACATCAACCAGGAAATTTGTATTTCCATCTTTGTCAATTGCTTTAATAGTTCCTGTATTGATCCAGTCAGCATTAACGCCTGTGGCAGTAAGGATTCTGGCAATTACATCACCATCAACCGTCATACCGCCATTCCAATGTTGTCCGCCATCTGTAGAAACAGCCCACGCTTCCGCAGTCATTTTCCATACAATATCAGAATCGGATAACTGTGGCTTGTTGTGAAGATAATAAATATTGCTTCCGTCCGGCTGTTGCTCTACGGTAGTATATACGCCAGAGGATTCCGCTAAACGATTAGACAACTCCTCTATAGCTTTTTCTCTGGCGGTACGTTCATCTCTTAAATTCTTTTTGTTTTCTGCCTGTACTTGTTGATTAAGGCTGTATTGTTTCTGCTTATTCCTAGATACACTCTTAGCACTGCACTCAAGTTGCTCAAATGCGCCTGGATTCAAAGTAACAGAAGTTAGGAAGCTCTTGTACTGTTTCCCATTTCTGTCGGAAATCTCAATGGTGTCACCAGCTTCCCATGCAATATTGGTCAATGCGCCTGTGGTAAACGGTCTGAATTTCAGCCCCACGCACCTGTCTGCGATAATTTGACAGATTTTCTCGCCAGAGCCTTCTTGAATTAGCTTATTATCACTAATTTCGATAACATAGCCAGATTCCCCCGACTGATATGTTTTCGCTTCATTTTGAGAAGAATTTTCAACGTATTCTGTAACTTTTACACCTGTTATTTCGACATCGTACAGCCATGGTGTGAATCCATTTGTATCTATGGCTGTAATACCCTTTTGCATAACAGTTATAATCTGTGCGCCAGTTGTATCTAAGATATCTTTCCCTTCAATATCTTTCCATGGAACTTCTTCCTTATTATAAAAATTGTCTGGCACTTCATTTTTATACCAGCCAAGGCATAATCTGCCGTATGCATCTGTTTTCGCCCACTGACAGCCCATCTGTGCTATCCATGCAATTACCTGTCGGAAAGTAATACTGCTATCATCTGGTCGATTCTGTATTATCAAATCATCATTATCAAACCTTGTAGATTGAAGTGTTACTCCGCACACCTCACAAGCGTCCTGGATGATTTGCAATCTGGTTGCCGGATAAGACAACTTACTCTCTGAATAATCACGATCAAATAATCGCATGGAATCTTCACAAGTTAGGCTAATAATAGCTGTGTTCTGATATGGTGCATCTGTTACTGTCATGGTACATATACGGATTTTTTCAATACCAGTAGATAATTCAAGCCCAATATGGCAAACAACTCTCGCTCCGTCCCAGATGTAATCTGTGTACTTTCCAGAAAAGTTGTTGATCTGCAATGTCAGCTTATTTACGATAGCTGCGCCGATATCAAAAGAACCGCTTTGCGATACTGCATCCTCAAATTTGAAGCCATTAGACCACAAGTCCTCATCGGTAATGGATAATGTGCTTCCATCCGTAAAGGTAAAATCTGCATATTTCAGATAGTTGCGGTTCCCACTATTCTGTTGTTCTTTAAATTCCGTTGATAAATTTCGCATGTCTTACCTCTCGATAAAATCAAATTTAAGTCCTTCCATGCGCTCATTGCCTATCCACCAACACTTAAAAGGGGATTCCCTGTCACCGACATAAAATGTTCTGGTTTCGTGCTTATTTGCAGACAGCAAGTCTGGATATGTGACCTGTATGTACTCTGGATTTACTGCCTGTATAATTTTGCACGCAGTGTCCCAATCTGGGCCATTCCAACCTACAGACAGCTTTCGCTTCTGTCCAACTCTGTTTTTGTGCATGGTCGTATCATCTGTTCTGCCGGATTCTGATGCCGATATATCCTGTAATCCCCATGTAAAAGAAGAAGGACAGGGCAATGCTACCCCATCCACTTTTAAAAATGCTTCTGCCATATGCTAACCCTCATGTATTTTTACACACGAAAAAAGCGCCTACCCCGAAAGGTAAACGCTCTAAATTTGCTTATTATGATTGTATATTATAGCATACGGTGAAAGTATCATTCAGTATACTTTAGTATCATTTCACTGTTTTTAAAACTTCCTCTAAGTACAGGTATTCGAGCAACTTATATGTTCTTTTGAGATCATAATAATCATCTACTTTTTTCAAAAGTTTCTTGATTTCTTCTTTATAGTCAATCATTCCACAATTCCTCCCAACACTCTAATCAACTTCTGTTTGCGGTTATACTTCAAAATCTCGGAAATCTGCCCCATCATATCATCCATTGTCATGTTGCTCTTCATGCTGTTGCAGCGCTTACACGCAAGTTGCAGATTCTTAATATCATTGGTGCCGCCCCGGGACAGCGGTGTAATGTGGTCGATTGTCATTTTCTTGAATTTGACAGGTTTACCGCATATTGCACATTTTCCGTTGCACTTGGCGTACACACTCTTTTTCTGAAAGTCATTGAACTGGATTCTGTTTGCCATACGATCACGCTTTCCCGATTAACTGTTTGGTAAAGAGATACATTCCCTTTAATTTTGACAGGTCTTTCAAATTGATAAGATTTTCAATGATTCTCTGTCTGTACATATACTCGTCCAGAAGCACTAAGCACTCGTTGTTATCTGCGTTCAGTTCGTCAATTGTTTTCTGTAATTCAGCCTTTGTCATTTTATTTTCCTCCTGTGTATCCCTGTAAAAATCTAATTAAAAGAATCTCTGCTGTGCGTTTTCTGTATCAATCTCATTCTTCAAGAAAACTGGCGGTTTGTATTCTCCAATAATCTTGACTGCCTGTTCTACTTGGCTTCTCTTAATTGCCTTGTAGCTTTTTACCTGGAACTGGTAGCGCAGATTGGAATGAATGTTACTGTAAATTTTCTGACGAATGGAACGTCTATTGTAAGCATTGGATTCCTTACCGCCAAGCACCAGCGTTCCTTTTCTCTTTACTGCTTCCGTGATTTTCTCCGCTTCAATCGGGAGAATCGGCAAATCCATTTTCAAAGTCTCAAACTCTGTCTGGATATCGTCAATCCGCTTATTCAGTTCTACGTTTCCCTGTGCTAGAAGCTGAATCTGTTCGGGGATGGTCATTGGTACTGGGTGGCGAACTGTTTCTTTTAATTTGTCCTCTACTTTGAGAAAATATTGTCTGGCTTGTTCACCTTTGACACTCTTTGATTGCATGGAAAGTTTCTTTGCAAAGCTGGCAGAGAGTTTATAATCTTCTCTTTGAATAACGCCACCTGTCGGTGTCTCGACATTGATGTCGAGTCGCACATAATCTTCATTCTCCATTGCAAAATCATTTTCAATAATATTTCTTTTGCACCATCTTGAAAACTGTCCTTGTGCAAGTTCTAAAAATGAATATAGTTTTCTTGCAGTAGTCATGCCCTCTTCATCAATTCCAAGCGCAATCTCAATAGGTGTCTGGTTTGCTGTGTTAATTGTGATTTCGTTCATATATTAAAAACCTCCTGTGAAATTTTGATTTTTTATTTGCAAACAGGAGGCATACAGTGTTATAATTTGTATAGCCTCCTATTTGGTGGCAGAATCATTTAAGAGATTCTTAACTTTGGTCGGTCGGGAATCTCTTATTTTTTATCACTCTGGAACATTTTATCATACTGCATTTCAATCCCAATTCTCACAATTTCAGACCTTGTAGTAGCCTTTTCAAGTGCAACAGCATCCAGTTTTTGAAGAGTTTTCTTGTCTAATCTTGTCCTTAACATATAGTCTTTTGGATTGTCAGTTAATTTTGTTCCGATTTTCATAGCAGCCATTTATATCACCTCTCTTTCTTTGTTGCTACAATCCTATTATAGTGTGTAGCAACAATCCTGTCAAGTATTATTTTCATTTTTTTCAAATTTCCTATTCCACTATCCGTTTTGGAGTGGTAAAATAGGTATATCATACTAAAGAGGGGGATTTTACATGAAAAGAAAATTTGTTATGATTTTGGCTTTAACATCCATTTTTTCAAGTGTTACGCCTGTGTTCGCTAAAACAGATAAAGAAATTCTTTTTAGGGATATTCCATGGGGAACTTCTTTCTCAGATACAAAGGATTTGTTTCCAGATCAGTGTCTTTATGGCATACAATTAGATGGGATAAATGCAATGAGTACAAAAGAAATATTAACTGGTTCGTCTGACGATTCCAATGTTTATGATGGTAAAATCTGCCTTTTTGCTCAGCCATTAGATATAGCAGATGTAGATGTAGCTGGATATTCTACTCCTTACTTGAATTTTTACTATTCTTATAACATTAATGAAAATAAAATAGATTTTGATGATAGTAACACTTTGTTATATGGTGCGCAATATGAATTTGAACCGCAAGATATAGACTCTATGTATTCTGATTTATTTGAAAAACTTTCATCTGTCTATGGTGATCCTGATAAAACAGAGAGCGATACTACTCAATGGGGAATAAAAAATACTTATACATGGTGGTATGGCGCTAACAATACTGCTTTAGTTCTTCGGGCATCCGATTTGTCAGATTATGATGATGATTTAGAAACTAACAATATATATATTTCTTATGTCTGGCAAAAAGGAGATGAATTATTAAAAACTGCCGATGATACATTATCTCAAATGCAAATGGATGGTGAAACTGAAATTTATGGAAATGGTTCCACCAACGGATTATAAAAGGCTAGGGATTTCTCCCTAGCCCTAATCGTTTTATCAATCTTCGCCCTCTACAATTTTCATTCCCTTTATCGGAATTGTAAATGTAGTTGTTGGTGCTCCCCAATAAAAATTTTGACTAATCTTAATAGTTACTGGGCTTTTAGTATCGTTTAAACAAATACGATACACTATGTTCTTCGTGCTTTTTTCTGGAACATCACTTCTGGGACTATTTTCTGAATCATCCCAAGAATCGTTCAAATATATTTCTTGCGCATCTTGATATGCTTTAACTTCAAATTCGCCGCTTGGGTGAAAATAAACAGTTGCTTTGTTGGTTACTTCAAATTTAGGTTCAAAATAATATGTTCCGTAATAGTCAAAAATCTCACCAGAAACATATCTTACCTTGCAACGGTCAGTCTCGTATACCGTAGATGTTGGATTTTTGGTTGCCTTTTTGTTCTTAACCACAACTTTAACTTTTTTGCTGACATTTCCAGATTTTACGGTTATATAGGCTGTTCCGTTCTTCTTTGCAACAATTTTTCCTTTTTTGCTTACTGTTGCCACTTTCTTATTAGAGGAAGAAAACTTAACAGTGTCTTTTGAGTTAAATGGTGTCTTGTTTGCCTTAATGGTAAACGTTCCACCCTTTGTAAGATTGACTGTTGTTTTATTCACGGACAGTTTCTTTGTTTTGACAGCCTTACTCTGTACAGTTAAGCTAATGTCCACAGTAACGCCACTTTCTAAAGTTGCTGTAATGATAGTTTTTCCAGTTTTCTTTAATGCTTTTATTTTAAAACTTCCGTTCTTATTCACGGCGGTAACTTTTGCAAGTTTTTTATTCTTTGGCACAACGGATTTTAAATAATCACCGTTCACCATGCCAGTAATTTTAACAGCTGTAGTTGATTTACCTTTTTGTAGAATTACATTTTTGTAATTTGCTTTTCCGGTCGGGCGAACAGCGTCACCATACCTCATTTCCTTTTCTCCACATTTAGAACATCTTCTAACAATTTCAGATGAACTATAATATGTGGCTGCTTTCTCTTCTTTCCATTCAGACCAATTATGACCTGTTGGTTCTGCAAGAACTTTTCCGCACCTTGTACAATATTGTGATTCAGTACATGTTGCAGGTTTACCAGGGCTGTGACCTAATGCATTTTTAATCACTGCACCACATTCTACGCAAATTTGGTCATCAACACATGTTGCCTTTGGGCCTGGTGTATGTGGTGTCTTGCTTGACAATACTGCACCACAAACCGTACAGGTCTGTTCTTTTGTGCAAGTGGCTTCTGCGCCAGGTACATGTCCTTTGGCGTTTCTTAGTATAATTCCACACTTAGTACATTTCTGTGGCATTGTACATGTCGCATATGCTCCTGGGGTGTGCCCTGTTGCTTTCTTTAGGACAGCTCCGCAAGTCGTACAAACTTGGTCTTGTGTGCAAGTAGGCTCTGCGCCAGGTGTATGAACGTGAACCGCTGGTGGTTCAATATTATTTATTTGCGCATCAACTTTTAAATTTCCATTAATTTTTCCGTTATTCCAGAAATTTCCGTAAGAAAATCCTGTTGTAACACCATTCTCTGTTTTTGTTGCAGAGTTTAAAAGTATTCCTCCGTAGTAATAATTTAAGCAAAACAGAGTTCCGCTAACATTAATAGTTCCATGGTTGTAGAAATCTCCAAAAACATATATGTTGCCATTTACGGTAAGGGTTCCATAAAACGTATAAGAACCACCATTTACAACGTACAGGTTTCCATCAACTGTTCTTCCGCTAAATTCCTGTAGGCTTCCATTCCCGACTACAAAATCGCCATATTGAGTATAGCCAGTATTGTAATATTTTTCTGCCGATACTGGAACTGCCATACAGACAATCAATAGCATGACTGCCAAAACTGATAGTAACTTTTTCGCTTTCTTCATACATACGTACCTCCCAATATTTGATACCCATATTTTACCACCTTGGGACGTATTCTGGAAGTCCTATTTCGCTTTTCTATCAATTTCCGCAGTTACGGCAAACAAAAGAGCTTCGGCAAATTTCGCACCGAAAGAATCAGCGTATTTATCGTGAATCTGCTTTGCTTCCATGGTGAGATTTTCCCACTGCGGAATATCGTCCTTTGATATAAAGGCATACTTCTTGTGGAGGTTCCATATATCTTGCCAGATAGAAAAGTATGTCTGTTTAAAGTCCATCAGCGTAAAGCACTCCATGATATTTCTCGAACCTATGCTCTTGCTTTATTTCTGGGTATTTGTTCCAATCTACCTTGCTATAAAACATCTTTGTTGGCCTGGCAAATAGTTCCTTACCGCCATACAAAGCTCTGTATACTACCAAATCTTCCCCTGTTTCTGTATGTCTGGCATATCCGATAAACTTATACAAATACTCGTTGTTGCGTGGCTCCTTGATGGTTTCTCTCTTAAAGTGCTGTACAATGTCTCCTGGCTCAAATAATGGTCTGTTCATTATGTTTTCATATCTCCTTTTCGTTAATACCACTTCTCTTTCAGCTGATTAATCGGTGTTCCGGCAACTCCGGCACTTTCTCCGCTGTCTGTTGTCTTGAAGTATGCACCCGGAATTTGAGGATACATAAACTCAAACATCAAATAATTAGCTGCATCGCAAAGATATTCTGTGTTTCCTGTCTCACGATACTTTTTGATGCACATATCGTGGGATTCCAAGGCGTTTACCAACTTCTCCCCGAAGTTATCCTTTGCTGTACCATATTTGTAAAAACTTACCTCAACCCTATTCTGGCGTAATTCATCGAAACGGTCTGAATATTCTGTCGGAAGTTCTGTTCCTATTTGACTCATATGTTTTAATTCTCCACAATTAATTAATTTCTTTGTTCAAATTTCAATTTTCTTGGCTTATTCCTATATTTTATCTGGTGAGAGATTTTGAAACGGATTTGATTATTTTATCTCAGTAATTCTTTATCAATAATCTGGAAATTTGCCCTGTGGATATAAAGAGCTTTTCCGTCAATCATTAACTTTGTCATTTTAGGTAGATCGTCCGGGATTTTCCAGAACACCTCGTCACCAGAATATGCGGCTATTGGTTGTCCAAGTTGGGATTTAATTACTACAACCCTAGATTTCCCAAAATAATTTTTATAATAATTCACAATCCCGGCTATGTATGCATTCTCTGAAATCTTCCCGGTTGAATGGCTGGTAATATCTTCCTGGGTAAAATCAACCTCCGGCTTCAATCCTTTTTGCTCAAAAATACAAGTATCACCACAACTTTCAATTTCTTTACCGTCTATCAGAATTGTAATGACGGAAGATACATCATAGCTGGTTGTTTCGTTACCCTCGCTATCGTAGCCCTTAGATTTCGTTTTATTCCCGGAAATATTAATCTTGTCCCCAGTGGTGGTCATAACCTTTTTGCCGTAGTTATCGTAGGTATAGATTGTGTAGCTGTTTCCAGAAAGATTTCCTTTCACGTCATTCATGTAATCGTCATTCGCTGCACAGCCTGTTAGCCCTGTGATAATGCAAATAAAGGTAATTATCGCCAGTAGTGTTTTGATTCTTTTCATGGTTTTTGTCCTCCCTCATATGTCTCATAATCAATCGTCCCCAGATCACCGTACACATCTGGGTAATAGATTCCAACCCAAAAGTTATCTTCCATTGCTTTGTAGTAAGTTACTTTTACATTCCATCTCTGTACCTCGTCAATAATTTCTTTGTTAAGAAGTCCGAATTGATCTCGGCAAGCTTCACTTTCCAGTTTGTAAGTCAATGCTTTGTATTTCTCGGCATTTGCCTGTCTGGTGGCGGTAACCGTAGTCTGGCTTATTGCTAAAAGCAATCCAGCGATCAAAAGATATACCGCACCGATAAAAGCCACTGCTACGCCCAAAACAAGCACGGTTGCGCTCACATTCGAATACTCATATTCGCAGCTTAAAGATTCTCCTATTCTATTTGCAATCAGAATAACAACGCCGACTGCAAAAATGATTATTGATAGCCAAAATATCATAGTGTGTCCTCCCTTTTCTGTTTCACTCTTTGATATAACATATTTTGTGTGGTGTCTTTAAAGAATAACATGATTCTATAATCAAAATCTCCGCCGTTTCTTTTCCCCCACTTTGTCTTAAAATGTTCCTCCATCATGTCAAGATAGAACAGTGGTTCCTCTTTATCGTCAACCAAATCATCTTTTGCCATATCTGTGTCTGGATTGCGTACCATTTTCAGAATATTTTCAGCTTGGCTTGGCGTAACCATCGGGTGCTTTTCTTCACGGTATTTTTGATATTTCTTGAAAAACTCTGTAATCAAGAATATAGACAGGCAAATGTCGTGGTCTTCAAAAATATTCTCTTTTGTTCCGTAAATACTTTCGTATATTTCGGTTACCAATTTCTCAACATCCTCGTCTTTATAATCTAAGAGAGATGATTGGTTCCTAGAATTATAGCGGTTGGCTTTCTGCTCCTTGGTTCTAGGGGGTATATTATATATATTTAATTTATTATAATTATTAGGAGCAGAAGTCTGATTATCTTTATCTGTATAAGATAAAGTCTTTTTTTCTTTATTATCAATAAAGTCTTGTTCTGTTTTCTTATCTATATCTGTTATACTTATTTCACTGTTATACTTATCCACGCAGTTTTCCTCACCACGGAAGGTGCAGTTTTTCTCACCATCCCCCATGCGTTTTTTCTCACCACGTTCGGGCTGATCTTTTTGCTCATGCTCATTTATAAATTCTTCATAAAATTTTTCTGTGAGAATAAGGTGTCTATGCTTTATTACTTTTGGATTATCTTTTTCATATTCATACCATGAAGTTATATAACCATTCTGTTTTAACCCATTTAGCATTGACTGAATAGTACGTTCAGACACACCAATAAAGTCAGCAAAATGCCGATTGCTCGCAAAACAATCACCGCTTTTATCTCTTTTGCGAAGACTATGTATTTCCACTAATAAAAATTTTTCTCTTGGGCTGAATTTATTTGTAAGATATAATTTTGACGGTATAAATACCCCTGTGAAATCTCTTTCTCTTCTTTCAGAAACAAACTGTTCTTTTCTCATGCTAGATAACCTCCGTATATCTAAGAACTTCTCCGATAATATAAAAACAGTAGGCAATCTCTCGGAGGTGAGACTTTCGGCGGCCAACCTAGCCCACTGAATTTACCATATTAAGCTAAAACCAATCTATTTCCATCATAATGACTCTTTACGTAATCAATTATTTTCTCGGAATCGTCGGATGTTATATAAAAAGCGTCTTTAATCGGAATAGTGTTTATTTTCATAATTTTTACTATTTTCTTTATGTGAAAAACTGTACAACATTTAAATTCCGTTTGCTCTCTTATAATTTTTCTCACTTTTCCAAAAGAAAACTCATGTTTATCATCAACAATTTTTTGGTTGTATTTTGGCATATATTTTCTAATATAAAAAATTTCCAATGAATCCAAGTCTTCAAGTTTACATTTAATAACAGAAACCGAAGTAAAGTGTTTATTTGAATGGCTATATGGGCGGAAAAGCCCTAGCTTAGACTGTCCAATATAAACTACTTCATTACCATCTAAAAGGAAATAAATAATTGGTTCTCTTGCAATCGGAATGCGAATGCAATTTGAATTTTCCTTAAATTCCATAGATTGATACCTGCCTTTCGTATAAAAAAGTGCCTTGAACTGTATGTAAATCAACAGGCAGGCGGCAAGGCATTTCCGCTTTTCGATGATCGGTCTAGCCTGTTGGTTTTACCAAAATTATTTGTTTCTGCTCTTATTCATCATGTCACGCATGGTACCGAGAATAAACTCATATGTTGCTTGGTAATCATTGTGTCTCCCATTTGCCATTACGCCTTTTAATTCTTCAAGCATTTCCACAAAAGAACCGACATCTTGAGATTCTACCTCGCAATCAATAAAAAGATAATTTGTGTTATTGATATCAGCGATTCTATTTATATACTCTTTGATTCCTCTTTTTTCCATTAATCCGGGCGCAACCCTATTTTTATGGTCTACATATACGAAACGCTGATATTTTGAAAATGGGCTTTTTATAGCACAAATATAATTTTCCATCTTTTTTCCTCCCTTAAAAATAAAAAAGAGCCGCCAAGTAAGATAAAAATTCCTCAAAATCGAGAAATATTAATTTCTTCTTAGCGGCTCAAAAATCAAGACCGTGTGTACTTCTTCATTGAAGAAATTATACCACACAATCAGCCAAAAATCAATATGCCGGGGATGGTTTGAAACGGCTATCCGTATCATTTTGGGCTTTTGTTACTGCTTTCGCAATCTCGCTTCCGTCCAGAATAATACTGTTCATAATGTACTGCGGATTCTTATTTCCGCTGTTCATACTCATTGCCATTGCAACTCCCTGGGCTACTGCTTTTGCCATTTCTTCTTTTGTAAGTCCCATGCTTCCGTCCGAACTGGAAACAATGCTGTCTGCGATCTTCTTCATGGTTCGCGGATTTTCTAGAGGAAGAACGGCTTCGGAACCGGCTTCACCGATACCAATTACCTGTGCACCGTTGAAAAGGCCACCTTTGGCGTACCAATTAGGCTTATAAACTGGTGTAGAACTGGTTCTTCCACTGCCAAGATCATGTTTTCTCCACTCTGAAATATAATAAGTCAGAGTTGGTAAGTGTACTTGTTTCATGCCATCAGCGAATGATTGAGCAGTTTCCCGACCAATTGATGTAAGATTAACATTAAATAGCCTTTTAATTTTATCCGAAATCCCAGACAAATTGGTTTCTGTATAAGATTTCATTTTCCCAGTTTCCGTGTCAACTTTACCAGAAGCCTTTTCCCAAATCTGGTTTGTATTGATTAGAACAGAAGACCAATAACTTTGAATGGTTGTCATAACCTTACCCATTACATCTTTGGTATCGGTGTCCATGGTTCCGAGAGCTGTCGATACAGCGCTTGCAGAATTTCCCCAGTTTGTTTTAGAGTTGGTTTCAACATCATCATTCGTGTTCTTTATCTTCGACCAAATAGAAGGCATTGTGCTTTCTGTGCTTTTTTTCATTCCAGCCATTGCCGTGCTTACGGCGGCATTGGCGAGACCAAAGCCAGTTTTTGTCTTGGACGATACGGAGCTAGAAGCATTTGCAACAGCGGTAGTAATACCTCCCACTGCTGTTTTCACAGATGTATTCATTCCATCGAAAGAATTCTTTGCACTTGTTTCCATTGTGACAACTGCATCTGGAAAATCTTTTCTGAGTTTTTCATCTAATTCATCTAACGGAACGCCAGCATTTTTTAATGACGTATAAACTGCGTCTAGTGCTTCTTCTGTATTAGCATATGTTCTTCCAGATATTGCACTATCAAGAGCATCTTTAGCAGTTAAGTAGTCTCCACTAAATTGATCAGAGCTAAGACTTAAAAGATAAAGTTCGTCTTTCAAATCAGATATACTGATTTTGGTTGTGTCAAATTTTCCTGCTGATTCAGATACACCATCTCCAAGGGCTACAGCTTTATCAGTCATATCTTCCAAAAATCCAGTTGATACACCCGCCTGTGCGCCATATTTCTCGAGAATTTTTTTTGCATCTTCGGTTGATACGCCGAATTCTCCAAGTTTCTGAATGAAACTATCGTACATTTCAGAATTTGATTTTCCGGCACTTTCATCTGCTTCAATTAACTTCCAAAGCTCTTCTGCTTGGTCTTGTGTTATTTTATGCGCACTTTCCATCTCGCCTGTATAATCATGGAGATAACCACCTGTTTGTGATAGAATTCCATTTCCACCTTGCGCAGCTTCTGTAATACTTGCAATTCCTTTAGCAAGTTTAACAGATAATGCCGTTGCAACAAATACAATCCCAGCGGTTCCAAATATAGTACCAAGCGTTGAAGAAAACGTTTTAAGTCCGCCTGTTGAAGCTGTTTCCGCTGCATCTCCAACTCCCTTTATTGCTTCACTTGCCGCACTTGTACCATTTCCTATCACATCCGCAAGTTTATCTGCAATTAGTTCTGCATTTTTCTTTTCAGCTATTTTTCCTGCAATATGTCCCACAAGTGAACCAACAAGAGTTCCAATACCTGTGATATTTGCTATTTTTACTGCAATAAATGCTTTTGTAAGCCATTCTGCAATATGTCCGGCTATTGGGTGCTTTTCCTCTAATCCATCGAATAATCCGTTTAATGCACTGGCAAGACCAGTTAATAGCAGATCAGCTGCGGTACTAAGGATTTCACCCCATGGTAATTCACCAAGGAATGTTCCAACTCCTTGTCCGAACTCATAGAAAGTGTCTGTAGTGAGAGAATCTTTTAATGCGGTACACAGGTGAGATATAAAATCTCCAAGAGCCTGTCCGTTCTCTTTCCAATTTGTGTCTTTGATGAATTTAGCGATTCCATCTCTTATCTTGGTTGCGAGATCATCCCAATTAAATGTTTCTGTAAATGATTTTAAGCTTTCGAACGCTCCGTTTAATAAACCAGAAAGTGCATCTGCAATTGTGTTCATGTCTATCTTTTTTATTGCACCATTTAAGGCTTTTCCAATAGCAGTGCCAAGCTTACCCCATCCAGTAATTCCAGCACCATCCTTTTTAGACATATCCTTTACAAATCCAGAAAGCATTTTCCAAGATGCCATAAAACTGTTTCCTATTAAGTTTCCAAGGCCTGTCCAGTCAATTTCATTTATAGCACCTTTTAAAAGTTGAGACAGTTTTGCCCCTATTCCGGAAAAATCTATTCCTCCCTCTCCGAGTAACAGGTTTAGGGTATTTACTGCCGTGTTAATTCCAGCTCCAAGCATTCTTCCCATTAAGTCGAAATCAATTCCGCTAACCATGGAATTAAATGCTGTTGTAAATGCATTTACAAATTCGGTTATTTTCGGGCCAACATTATTCCAACTAATAACTTCATATATTTTTTCCATTCCAACATTTATCATATCTGCAATAGTGGAGCCTAGTCCCTTCCAGTCTTTATTGATAAATGCTTTTCTGATTTTAGCAGCCCATTTATTAATTGGTGTTTCGTCAACAGTCAAAACTTCATCCAGTGAATCTTGTATTCCAGCAAAACTATCTGCCAAATCTCCAAGTCCAGAACCAAGACTTTTAGATGCAGTTCCAGAATTATCGGAATTATCGGTAAGCTGATTCAATTGGTCGAATGGCAATACGGAAAGTGCCTTTTTCAGTTTCTTAGCAGATGATGTAGCGTCATCAAGCCCAGAAGATGCGTCATCACCAGCTGTTTCTATACCACCTAAATTAGATACGATATCACTAACTCCACTCTGCGAGCCTTTTAGTTTCTTTCCCATCAATACATACATGAAGTTACGGAACACATTCGCAGCTTGCATAAGTTTTGACATAAGTGCATTAAGAGCTTGAATAGCAGGAAGAATACCAGCAATCAAACCTTGCCCGATCACTGCGGAAAGTGACTGGAAGTTCAGAGTTAGTAAACGTAATTGATTTGCGTATGTCAATTAATGTTATCCTATAGGCTTTTTATCCTATAGTTCTTATAGTTTCCTATAAGTTCGGCGTACATTTTCATCCCATAAGGATGTCGGATACTCTTGGGGATATTATATTCTAAACTCTTTAATAAAAAAGAGCCTAGGTTCAATCCCTACGCTCTACAATGTGCTATAGCTTTTGTTCTATAGCCTTATCTCGGTATTAACTTATTGACTTATCCATTTATATCCAAATGCAGTTCTATCAGGTTTGTCGATTACCTTGTGTATGCCCTTGTAGCACACACCTAATTCTTTTCCTGCATCCGATATTCTATTAAACACTTTTAATATTTCTCCTGTATCAGGGTTTACTTGAGCTACTTTTCTACCTTTTTTTCGTTTTTGATAATCACTCAAATCTTTTATCGGGAAATCTTCTTCATATACAAAAATAAAGCCGTTTGCAGATTTATATGTTTTACTTAAAACTCCAGAAATAGTCGTACGATTAGCACCCGTCACTTCTGAAGCTTCTTGGACGTTTTTGAATTTTTGTATGAAATTTCCGTTGCTATCACATTGAATAATACTTCTCATGCTTGTTGATTCTGGCGGAGCGTACTTTCGTGATCCATAACGTTGAAAGTCTTTCTCATACATGAAAATGCACCCATGGTCAGTACGCGTTTCACTCCTGCAAGATTCCAACACACAGCTTGCGCAAAAGCCGTCTTTCTCTGCTTCAGCTGCACTATCATATCTTTTAATAAAAGTTCCATCTTTTGCAAGGCAAACTACAGGAATTGAGTTATGTCCGCCAACTCCTCCTTTGTTTTCGTTGTATCCACTATGATAAGTATTATACAGTGTGATATAATTTCTTTCAAGTTTTAAAGCTTTTTTTCTTGTATCACAAGTTTCTAAAATTTCCCATTCAAAATTATCTGTTCCGTATTTTTCAATTGCATCGTGAAATTTACATTTTTCCTTTTTGTAGCATCTTTCGTGCTGCCATTTTCGATTACGGAAATTGCTTGTTTGCCCGATATAAGATTCTTGAGTTATTTTATTTGTAGCTCTGTAAATATAATATGTTCGCATTAAATCACCTCAAACATATTATAACAAAATGTTCGTATTAAGTCAACTTAGCTTTCACCGATTTTACCCGATTTTCACTGATGTATTACTACATCAGGCGGCACATAGTCTACCGGATGTCCTAGCGAAATCCCCTTGCACATCACCTGTAACTGACATTAAATAGTTATATCGAAGAGCAACTTTTTCAGCTTGGGACATTGCATTATAAGATGTTGTAATTCCCCTTGAAAGGGCATAAGCCTCCATATTTGCAACGGATAAATTAATGCCCAATTGTCTTAAAGGCTCAATTTCCCCGGATATTCCAGAGCGTATTTTCTGAAAAGCAGTATCAGTATCAATGTTGTAAAATGATGCAATATCCCCGGCTAATCCGGCAAGAGAAATTGACATTTTAGAAGCTGCATCTTGCGCAACACCAGATGATTTCATCATTGCCATCATGGTTCCAGAATATTGCTTTGCTGCCAATTCTGATAATCCAAATTGTTCTTTGGCCGTAGAAGCAAATTTGTAGGCTTCATCTGCCATGCTTCCAAAGGAAACATCTACAACATTTTCGATTTCTGTAATAGCAGAGCCAAAACCAATTGCACTTTTCCCTAAATTTGCCAGACCACGAATAGCCTTAAAACCGATAGCAGTTTTAAGCAAATTTCCGAGATTAAAAGAAGCGGTTTTAATTCCAGAACTACTATTCCCGAGACGTTGAAACCATCCAATAATGCCTTTTACCCCGGTTCCAATTATAGAAGAAGTTTTACTAACAATATTACCAAGGCTAGATGTTGCAGATGATAATTTAGAAAACGCACTGGATATAGAATTTGTAGCGGAATTTACCTTTCCCCCTGCATTAGCCAACTTTGCCAGTGCTTCCGTCATGCGGATTGTGTTATCACTGATTTTTGGTGCGGTTTTCATTACATCAAAGAAAGATAATACTTCCTTTGCTAGTGTTCCAAACTGGCTTGACGTTTGTCCGATTCTATTTCCAGCACTTGCCAATTGTGCAATAGACTGAACTAACCTATTTACAGGTTCAGATATATCGCCAACGCTCGTAAAACTCTCTACGATTGATTTAAGATTTCTTCCAAGCCCAGGCAATTCAGCGGATACATTTGCAATATATTCACCGGAATTGGCTAATCTAGCCATTGAATTGACAAAACGATTAACACTGGTAGATACATCTGGTATTTCCGATAAGCCTGATAATTTATGGATTATTTCTCCAAGTTTTCCAGAATCAAATCCACTAACATCAACCTGGCTAAGCCTGTTGATTGAGTTGATAACTGCATTCAGACCAGAACCTTTATAATCTACTCCACCCATTGTCTTTATGGAATTTGAGAATTTTCCAATTCCATCAGCAATGCTTGTCATTTTCCCTATATCAAGTTCTTTTAGTTTTCCAAGTTCCCTTACACAACTACGTAATCCGTTTGTATTAACTCCGCTTAATGCGGAATTAACTTCTGTGAGTTTGTTTGAAAGATTAGTCAGCGCACGTACTGCTTTTTCTGTGCTACTGCTAATCTGTATATCAAGGGTATCAATGGTATTTTCAGCCATTTTATTTATCCCTCCTTTTTTACAAAAAAATAAAGGGCAGACAAGACTTATTCATCCTGCCTGCCCTTTTCATGGTTAAGCTCAAAGCTCGCCTGCATGAGTTGCAAGCTTGCCAAAAGTGCGTTTCTCTGTTTTTTCTTTTCTTCTTCGGAAAGTATGCCTTCCTGTTTACGCTTTTCTTCCTCTGATGATTCAAGTAAAGGTTTCTTCAAATACTCTGCCTTGGATTTTTTTCCCATTAAAGCATTTGCAACAGCTGTGAATGTGGCTGATGTTTCATAAATGCCCGCTTGCCAAAGCTCAGCGTCTTTTCTTTTTTGCCGTATCTTTTCAGCTTCGAGATAAGGTTTTAATTCCGCTGGAGTAGAATCCATAAATTCTTCTTTAGATACACCAATAGAGAGGTATAAAGGAAGAATCTCTTGGTAAACAGCTTCTCGAAAAGTTAATTTTTCTTTTTGTGATCCTGTGGGAGCTTCGTTGCATTCTTCTCTACTGCCTGTGCTTCTGCTACTGCATTCAGCAGACCGGATAAAAAACCATTTTTCTCCAATTCTTTATCAAGAAGTTGGTATAAATCAAATCCGCTTTTAGGATTTTCCTCGGTTCCTTCATCTTCGTAATCATCCAAAAGGTCACAGACTTTATCAAGAACAGCTTTTTTTTCAGAATCACTTTCATACCCAAACTCATCCTTGTGCTTCTTTTGAAGTCCGGCAAGAAGCAGTTCCGGAAGAAGAGAAATCATCTTCTGAAGGCTTCTCTCTTTTCCGTCTGTAATTCCCTGTACCTTGTCCAGCACATCTGTTTTTGTAAGAAGTCCATATCCAAATACAACCTTATACTCTTTTCCGTGTACATTAAAAGTTACCATTTTATAATCCTCCCGACATGTTTTTTAGTTAAGTGTCATTGCACCTGTGGAATCTGCTACTGCTTTTGCGGTATCTAAAGCCTGCGTAAGTTCGTCAGAAACAACTTTTGTATCAAGGCCTTTATACTCTTGAATAATGAGGGACAGCGGAATTGTTGCTGCTTCATTCTGTCCAATATCAGACAATGGAATATTTTTTCCAGGGTCTGCGATAACAAAGAATGCATCAGCGAGGTCTGGAAATACAACTTCAAACCAAACTCTAAATCCTTTTGACTTTCCTGTTGCCGCATCAGTCATAAGCTTCTTTAGTGCCGTGATAACATCAGCGTTAAGATTGAAGGTTACATCCCAAGTACCACCAGTATCCTGTCTACCGGACGCATACTGTGTAATGAAGTCTTCGAGTGCGGATACGTCAATCTGCTCTGTGTCAAGAGAAATTCCACCGATGGAACTACATCTTTTTAACCATGTGAATGCAGTTGGCTTTGTTCCTTTAGCGGTTTCAACACCGTAATGAAAAGTTACGCCAAGTGTTGTTAAATCTGCCATTTTGATAGGCTCCTTTCTTTAATTCAAGTTTTATGCACGTAACCCTGTGCCGGGAGATAGCGGATCACCGCCTTTCTACTCTTCTTTGTCTGTTTTCAGTTCTGGTAATCCTGCTACAGATGTAAGCAGTGATAAAAAGCCGGAAAGTAAAGATGCGGATAAAACCATTTTCCAGTCGACACTGCCGATTACAGTTGCGGTTCCAATGGTTGCTATTGCTGTTTGTGCGACTGTTTTTACGGCTCTAATTCCTGCTGCTTTCAGCCAAAGTAGTTTGTCTGCTTTCATTTTTCGATGTTCTCCTTTCATATTTTTTGGTAAAAAAATAGAAGCATTTCTGCTCCTAATCTAATAAAGTTCCTGTATATATTCTGCTGTATCGGCTCACAAGCTTTTTGATTCCGCTGTTACCAAAAAACATAGGTTCCGGTCCGTATGTGCGGCGGAATCCCATGCTCACCATAGTTATGTGACTTATCTTGTCCAATTCATACAATCTGGTTAATGCTTTGCTCCCAGATGTGAAGCAATTTACTTGAAATGATGGCATTGTTGCGCATTCATCTCCTTCAAGGTCACCTCTTGTAATTGGATTACCAAGCATATAAAGCTGTGCGTATGCTTTTTTGCCAGAAGCATTTGTCTCGCTCCCATCCATGGAATAATTGTCTGCACCGGTAATCTTAGAAACAGCCGCTCCCCACCTTAAAAAAATTTCCAATACAGGAGATTCTATTGTGTCTGGCATATCTGTCACCTCACAATAAAAAATGCGCCCACCTTCATAGTGAACGCATTGCATTTTATGCTACAATTTAACACTGTAATGATAACATAATTAGTTGGTATAATTCAGTATATTATGGTATCTTCTTTAAGAAGAGAACACTTCTTTAGCAATTTTACGGATATTCTGAATGATTTCCACGCTTGCCTTATACATTGGCATTGTGGCTTCTGTACCGTAAGAGCGAACCCATTCACCAGAATCGGATACATATACCCAGGAATCGTTTTTTCCTTTTCCTTGTCCGTAAGAACCGATTGTATAACCAAATTCTTCTCCTTTTGGATGTGGGCTAGAACCGGCTGCACCATTGTGGTAAATACCAGCGCCGAATTCAATGAATAAAATGCTTTTGCCTTCGCATATTAAATGGGCTTCTGCATAGTCCCCAAAACTGTTAATTTTGATGTAAGTATTGTGGTTCTTATCAGAATCGCCTTGTGCTGCTAAAATATTTTGATTAATAACTGGAATCCCTAATTCACATAATCTTTTTATGAAAATTTCATTTTTGCTCCTTAAAGATTTTTGATAATTTTTTAATTCATCAATAGCTTTTTGGATTGATTTCTGCGATAAGGTACACTTTATTGTCTTACCCATCTTCGTTTCCCTTCTTAGAAATTCCGTATCTGGCAATATTGCCTTTTTGTGTGTCTAAAATCTTCTTTAGTGTGTAATCTGGCAATACTGTGGGCTCTCCATTTTCATTCAAAATAATGCTTCCATCCTCGCTTATTTGTGGAATTCTGTCTATCCAAAATATATCTGCTTCCTGTGGATGGAAATTTCGATTAAAGCTTGTAATGTATCTGTCATAATCTGGAACTATTCCGGCTGCAATTTCTTCTGGCGTTCCAGCTGTGGATGATACGGAAAAAGAGAACAGAACTGGTTTCTCATAAACTTTACTGCGGTCTAATCCTTCTGTTTTTTCTGTTATTCGTGACCAATATACTTTTTGCTTTTGACGGACTAATCCTTTCATATTTCCTCTCTTTCTTAAATTTGGTTGCTTAACTAAAGCCCCCTTTGGTTGAGTAAACTATTTAATTGTCAAATTGATTGTCAACTATATCGCTACCGATTATAACAGCGTTCCATTCTTTTACAGTTTTATCATTTAAAAAAACATGTGCAAAAATTGAAATATGATTGCATCCGTTTATCTCGATTATGTTTTTCGTGTTGTAATAAGAATCATCAATCATTGTTCTAACTGTTATTCCATTATTACCAAAATCATTATTCTCTAATTTGATTATTGCACCTTTATACATATACGGGATGTATTCACTTGCCCATCTGCTATCGTGTACCATAATTCCACTACCATTATATGTAGGTAATGAATTTATAAATATACAATCGTGAATATAGCCTTCTTCAAAATGACTTACACCCATACCTATTGTCGGAGTATCTGGATTTCCAATTTGGTCAGGGCAATTCAACCAATCAAATATACAGTTTGATATTTCCCATTTTGCTTTTTTACCATATCCAGAACTTTCAACGTGTAGGCAATATCTCAAGTTTTTGCATACAAACTTAAAGCCTTTTATATGGGTATGTACAGAACATAAATGGAACGGGCATTTGTAAAAAAAAACATCGTCATAACTTACAGGTGAAGTAAATCCAGCTAATCCATCCCATTGAATAATACAATCCTGTGGATTATTTATATTTTCGCTTTCATAATAAACATAATCTTTACAGTTTACACCCTGATAAGCACCACTTTCATAAGTGCCATCTTTACCACTATAAAAAGATTGTAAATCAGTATATGTTCCATTTTTTACAATTATAGTGAAAGGATTGTCTTTACTATTTTCAGTTATATAATCATTAGCATCTTTAATTGATGCAAATGGTATTCCCTTTGTACCAATCGCATCATATGCCTTTGCAATCGAACTAACATATAAATATGTCATTTTATCAGTTTCCTTTTTAACTTTTCTCTTGAGTGTTACAAGTGTTTGATTGGTACTTGTTTGATTACTGTCTGCGCAAATTACATATTTACCATTAGTAGGAATAATCACTTCTTCTTTATTATAAAATCTTTCTGTTGATGATGTATTCTTTATCAAAGCGGTTAAAAATTCTCCGTTTGCATCATATACAACCACACCGCCACAATTTGAAAAAGCGTAACCAGTATATGTGATTATATCTCCCTCGTCTACTTCAACTACATACTTCATTCTCTTCCAACTTGATGCCCCATTGTAGTTTGTACCATCTACCGTATATATTGACTTTCCACTTATTAAGTTATTTGAAATGACAATCTCCTCATAATTAACGAATTTTACCAAATCATCTAAATCTTCCTTTAGCGAACCAATAGCTTCTCCCGTTGCTTTTGCTTCTGCAAGCCCACCTTCTATAGTCAATGTAGTGTCTGGCTGTGATACACTCTGAATGTCCTTAATAGCTTGTTCTTTTGCGGAATTTACATTTTGAACAGCTTCCGCAGATGTGTTTTTAGTAAGATCCAAAAGCTGATTTATAACATCTTTTTCTTCCTGTCCTATCTGTGGTTGATCAATCTCGATACCCTCTAGCACTGGTACTTCCGCTATTGCGGTATTCCATTCAACACTAATATTTGAATCGGAATCCGTTTTAACAGCGCAAACAATAAAACGTACCGTTCCCATATACCTTGCTGCATTTCTTCCAATCAACCAAGAAAAAGTTACATTTTCGCCATCTACAGCTACATCATCACAAATGTATTGGTCTTTGATAGAAACATTAAAATCCACACTGCTTACGTTTTCAAAGTTAATTCTGACTGAAAATTTGGATAAATCAAGATTATCTCCTACAATTTTGGGACATGAAAATTTAATACGTTCTGCATTCTTGTCAGATTGTACACCACCAACTACGATTGTAGAGGGCACGAAAATAGCCCTTGTCTTAGCGTCAATTGTGCATATATCGGATTCTTCAGAATGCAAATTAACATCTTCTTTTTCGCTCATAAGTAAATCAAGTGCTGTTGCCATGTTCTACCCCCTCTGTGATACTTTGGTTTTACCAGTAGTTATAATGTATTTTCCGTTATCTTTTACGCCAGTGACAGATACAGAGAAATAATCCCAAGTAAGGGCTTCCGACGGAATTTCACATTGATTGTTTTTCAGTATTACTGGGTATTCTTTTTCCATTCTCCAAAATGAAGCAGCTATTTTACATCCGTTCCACTCTGGAGAAAAGATAAACAACGCTTTAAGATATCCAGTCGTGCCCTTTACCAGTCCAGAGAAATCGCACTTGGGATCTGGATAAATTCTTTGATTATTTACAATAAATCTTAATACTCTCATGCAATCATCCTTTCCATTCCAACAGGCGAAACGTATGTAAATTGGTTTCCCAAAACATCTCTGGCTGTGCCAATAACAAACTGTCCATAGTCTGCCAGAATATTGCATACAAATTCCTCTGCATCCACCCAATATCGTTCCTTAATCATGCGGTGAAGCTCTGGCAGTAAACCATAGCTGAACATTACACAATGTCCTAACTCATGGATAAATACACGGTTCAAAAGTTCTCCATGTAGGTTGTTCGCAATCGAAATAATATGGGTGGAATAATCCGATACTCCAAGTGTTCTGCTTCCTGTACGGTCAATTAACACGCTGTCGTGCGGAGATACGAACTGCACTCTCCATAAGTCCCCGTTCATATAAAATTGTCTTAGCATGGCTTATCACCATCCTTTCTACGAAAAAAGCCCCTGTCGCATTAATTTGCGACAAGGGCTTAATTCATTTATTGCTCTAGTTCATTTGCTGTACAAGTCGGTTCAAGTCAGCTTTCATTGACTGTCTGAGCGTTGCATCTGCATCTGACCACATTTCAGTGAGATTACGGATAATGTCAGATGTGTACTCCTTCATGGAATCATCCATTTTTCTTTTGGATTCCGTGTCTTTGGAATCATGATAGTGTCTACGATTCTCATCGTATCTATCATAGGATTCGCCATATCTGGATTTCTTCCGATTCATGTCACCCATTTCCATATCACTACGGTCTGGATGATATCCCATGCGGTACATATTGTGCTCAAATTCTGGATTGTTTAAATACTCGTCCATCCAGTCATCGTCTTCCATGTACAGATATGGTCTATAACCTTTTCTGGTTCCCCTACCTTTTGGAGCGAAACGCCCATTTGAATAGCGGTAACGGTCATATCCCATGCGTCCAAGATACTTTTCTTCCTGTTCGCATTCATCCATAGCTTCCACAATGCGATAATCTTTATCAGCGCAAATCGCACATTTTACTGCTTCCATGCAGTCTTTCAAATCGTCCCAATCTTGAGCACTGAGATTATCAAAGCCATGTGTTTTGGCTTTTTCCATAGCCCATTTTCCCATTTCCATTGCAACTTTATGCATTACAGTGCCCCCTTTCTAACAGCCTGTGTAACAGGTGCGTCTGCTGCTGGGGCTGTACCATTGATTGCAGTCAGATTATTGTTCGGACTACATGCCGGATTTCCTAACATTTTGAACGCTCCACCAGTAGCACTTGTTGCAACTCTGGTTGCATATTTTGTTCTGGTTCTTACGCCACATGCTGTTACCTGTGCACAGCAACGATTCTCTAGCGGATACAATGTTGTTCCTGTTCCTATCTGAATCATAACTGGGGCAGTAATTGTGGTTGCATTTGGAATAGACTGTGCTAAAACAATGCAGTATTTTTCTCCATTGTTGTAGCTTCCTTCCGGGATAGTAACCACAAGATTTCCACCTGTGAATGCAATTGCAGTAGACAGCACAAGGTGATTGCAAAGCTTACAAACATTCTTACATGCCATATTTTTTACCTCTCAATCAATAAGAGGTGAGCCGCAACCCACCTCTTAGAATTTAGTCAACCTCTAAGGGTGAGTTACTTAGCAACAACCGTTACCATATGTATTGCATCCTGCGTATGCATATGGAGCCGGAACCTGGAATGCAGGAATCGGAGCAGGATTGATTGCATTGATTAACTGCTGTGTCTGAGAAGCCATTGCAGTTGTAAGCAATGCAGACTGGCGATCCTGGGAAGCAGCACGTTTCAGATCAGAATTCTCTGCCTGTAATGTTGCAATCTTATCCTGAGTTAAGAAATCTAACAGCGCTCTCGTGTTGCTGTTCTGATTTTCCAGAAGGTCTCTGGTGTTGTTGTTCATTGTGTTCTGCAATGCACAAGTGTTGGTAGCAAGGTTGTAGTTGATACCCTGGATGGCTTCTCTTGTTTCGCAGCAACAACTTGCTAACTGAGACTGTAATGCATTGGTATTCTGCATACCGGCTACAGTATCAGCATTGATTGCCTGCTGAACGCCGTTGAAGCCTTGAAGCATTCCAACGTTCACGCCATTGAAGCCACTCTGCATGGTATTGTTAAGCGCATATGTGCTATCGCAAATACCCTGCTGAATACCTCTGATACCATTCTGAATATCATTCAGAGCAAAGCTCTCATTGATATCCGCTCTGGTTGCCCATCCTTGGAAACCTGCACCATTTGTACCGTTTCCACCATTGCCGCCCCAGCCGCCAAAGCCGCCGAAACCGCCCCAGCCAAAGATTGCGAAAATAAGGACAAGCCAAATAAGGGAAAAACCATCGCCGCCCCACATGTCGTTTGCACGGTTATTAGAGCCTGTAGCGGCTGCAATGTCGCTAAGACTATAATTTGAACCATTCATCATGTTTTTAGTCTCCTTAAATTTTATTTACAATAGGAGACATCCGCGGCTGTCATCCCAAATTGTAGCGATTCTAAATCACCCAATTATGGGGAAGTTATTTCATCCCTAAAAATTTTTCTAAAATTCCTTCGGGAGAAAAATTCTTTTCTTTAAATATGTTTTGCTGAACTTGGTGTAGTTGTTCTGTATCGCCATGTTTGTATAAATCCAGAGCATTTTTTAATGTTGGATTATTTCCAGCAAATTTGCTCATATCGTTCATCATGTTATCAACACTTCCGAACCTTTGAGAAATCATTTTTTCAACTTGCTTTTTCATCATAGCATTTGGATTGAAATTCATCTCTGTTTACCTCCATTCTGCTTGGGTTCCGGTGTTACCGACATTTGTGTCGGGAACATGCTCTTTATTTCGGAAATCTCAGAACAAACATCGTTCCGAAGTTGATTAAACATTGCTTCAATGTCAATCTGTTTTTCTTCTACCTTTGGTTGCTGTTGTTCTTCCGGATTTATAAGTCGGTAAACAAAAATTCTACTTCTTCCATCTGCCTGTAATTGTTTTCTATATATTTCTGTTCCATCTGTTTTTGGATAATAGACAGGGTTTCCAGACATATCTACATCTTTTGCCTTTACAGTATCAATGCCATCAACCATCTGTCCTTGCAACATGGGGATTTGTGGTACTTGTGGCATTTGTTGTATTGGTTGCTGAATCTGTGCCTGTCCGTATGGCATTGCCTGCTGATAACTATTCTGCAATTGTGCTAATCTATCTTGATACGGCTGTATTTGTTGAAATGGTTGCGCAAAATACGGATTACCATACTGCATATCTCAAACCTCCCTTGTTTTTATAAGTATATTTTACAATAATAAGAGGTTGATTAACACGCCATGATAACGCCATAAATACGCCATTTTCTATGAATACAAAGAAAAGCCCCGACAATACATCGGGGCGACTTTCATAATTTTCTTCTTTAATTTTCTGTTTATGCGGTCTACGGTTCTTGTGCTGTAGCCCATGATTTCTGAAGCTTCTGCAAGTGTTTTTTCTTCGTAAACACGCAATCGGAATAACTCTTTTTCTCTGGAATCAAATCCAGCTTCACGCAAATAGAAGATTCTTTCATCTTCCGAAAAGTCTTTATAATTATCCATTCCACCGTCCTCCCTGTTAGTGGAATCAATATTACACCGGGAAAATGCCTTTAAGGGCAAAGCCTAAAACAATACCAATTATGCCAGTTATAACATAAGCAATAATTTTGTCCTGTAATTTTCCTGGTTTTTCCATGAGTGCTTTTAAATTGTCGTTCATTTCGTCAACTGTATCTTTAATGTGTCCCAGATCGTTGTTGTATAAAGCAATTTTCTGTTCCAGCGCATTGATACGATTAAAAAAGCCTTCATCCCTTTTGGAATGCTTTTCTTTCATCTCATGGACGGCACTTTCCAATTCTTGCAAGCGGTGTTCGTTGATACACTCGTGTTCACATCCCATCGCTATTCCTTTCCATCACTCCCATTTTTTAAGATATTGCTTCTACCCACCTAATTTGAAGCACCCCTGCGATACGTGGGAGGATTGACGTATCACGCACACACCATCTTAGAATCCGATAAATGGAAAAACACCATGATTTACATAAATTTCAGTTTCGGAAGTCCAATTTCTGTTTACAGAAGATTCGGAATGTGATCCTTGAAACTCAGCTCCCTGCTTTACTAGAAAGAAAAGAGCCAAATCAAATATGCAGTCATAGCATTTCTCCATATCGGAATTTATTTTCTCATCACTGTAAGATGAAGGATAATTCCTTTTCTTCTTAAATGAACGAATAGCCCTCTCTGCTGAAAGAGGAATCATCCTCGCTGTTTCTACATCATCTTCAAGATAATTTGTCAAATCTTCTATAAGCTGTTCGTCCATTTAATCACCTACCTTTGCTGAGATAAAATCTCTGATATTATTCCAGCCTTATTAGTTGCTGTCAGGGCATAGCCGTTATCACTAGCAAGTTGTCTCAACTGTGATACAGTCATATTAGACAACTCGCTTTCTGTATACTTATGTGTTGATTCATCATAAACACTCGCTACAGATGGTGACTGGCTGTTTTCATCGAGACTATGCCCGGTTATTCCCCCGCCTTGGTACCGATCACGATACCACCGTTAGCTTTTGGTGCGACCGGAATGAACATTCCAGAAGCTTTTGTCCAAGTAGTAACCGGATCCTGTGTAGCCCACATGGACAGAGTAATAAACATTCTGTTTTGCTGTGTGATAAAAGCTCTTGCTTCCTCTTCCTCTGGTGTTGGCCCCCAAAGTCCAGTACCGAAAGAACCATCCGGGTTAGCTTCATACAGGGTAAATACGTTTTCTTTAAAGAAACGTCCAGTTTTCCATGCTCCATCTTTTCTGTAACGATATTTTTCATCGCAGCGATCTACGGTAATCTCATATTCCTGCATAAGAAGGTTTGCAAGTTCCTGTTTGGTCAGAAGACGTTTGTTAGCCGCACCAAGAACAGCGGTTTGCATAGCGGTGTTGTTTCTCATATAATTAATCATTTTTAAGGAAGTGAGGGCTTTATTAACAACAAATCCCTTTTCTTGTGCAACATCAATCATCTTTTGAATATCGCCCATAATATCAGAATCCGGCTTAGACCAGTCAGTAAGGGTGATTTTTGCTTCTGACGGAACGCCAAGATCAATCGGAAGATCTACATTGTTCTCATGGATTTTAAGAGAACCAGTTCCCATGATCTGCCCTTTCATAACTTTTGTTCTTGCCAGAACTGCTTCAAATGAATTACTTACATCGTCAAACACAAATTCGGTAAGAGACTGATCGTCCGGGACGCCGTTTTCAATAGCCATGCGAAGAGATTCTGACTGATTCATTTTCTCTTTAATGAAAAGTTTTTCGGTCAGTACCTTCTCAAAGCTTGGTCTCTCTCCAATTCTTGCCTCTGTATCAAGCGCATGAACATAAGCAACTCTAGGAAGTTGCTGCCCGCTCATAAGTCTGTAGTATTTTGCTTTCATAAATTGGGTTTTTACATCCGGGAAGATAACGTCAAGTGCTCCCGGACGTTTAACTGCATAATTCTGTGAATAGTTAATTCTCTCTTCCAGTGTAATACTGGTCAATACGTTATAATTCATTGTGGAATACCTCCTTAAAATTCAACTTCTGGTTCTGTTAAAAACGCAATTCCAAAAGGCTTATCAAGCTCTTGGAGTTCTGTTTTTGCGGTAGAATCAACTGCTACTGGAAGTCTGTTTTCAAAAACTCGTCCTGCAACGATTACAGAAATCGGACGTTTTTCATCGTCTGTCATATCAACTTCTTCGTATACAATCCCTTTTGCGCCTGTTTCATTTTTGGGGAAAACTGAACCAGCCTTAATGATTTTTCTTCCACCAACTTCCACCGCATTTGTCTGCTCTGCTGTAAAAGTCTTTAAAATAAGTCCTTCCGCAGATTCAAGAAAATTGGGGGTTGTACCGTATTCAATAACTTTGCTAAATGCCATAACTTAATTCTCCTTTTTTAAAAATTAATTGGGGCGTTTCCTCCAAGTTCTGTTTTTTCGGAACCGCTTAATTGTTTTGAACGTTCAGCTGCATATTTTGCAGCACCACTTTTTTCTTCTTTTCCTCTACCGCCATTACCACCACCCGGATTCGGAGTATTTTCCAATGTTTCTTTCTCCCAGGCTGCTTTTGCGGTATCAAGTGCTGTTTTATTTGCTTCGGAAACTCCATTGACAAAAGTTTCAACTTCTTTCATTACATCCTCAGATTTCTCACAAGGCATGGACGCATATGCTTTAATAGCACTTGCGTAAGTTTCGCTTGAAAGTCCTGCGTTTGCGAACATGGAAGTAATTTCACTGATAAGGGCTTTTTTGTTGGATTCTGCAAGCGCAGCCTTCAAATCAGCCAATTCCTTATCAACTGCTTCCTTTTCTTTCTTGCGTTCAGCTTCCAGCCGTTCTGCTTCGGTCATGTTCTGCTTTTTCAACTCTTCCAACTCTTTTTCCAGAGAATCTGCTTTTTCAGCTTTTTCCTTCAGAGAAACATTTTTGTCTTTCTCTTTCTTAGTTTCAGCAGAAATAGAATCAAGAAGCTTAGAAACCTGTTCCTCGGAAGGTTCTGCAACTCCCATACCGATAAGTACCTGTTTTGCCTGTTCTCTTGTCATTGAAATCTCCTTTCTTCCAGTCCAATACGCTTTTTCAACACGGTTCGCTCCGCACATGGTCTGTACCCGATTTACGCTCACGGGCTGTTGCAATTTATTTGATTTTGGGTATTAAAAAAGAAGCCTTAGATTTCTCTAAAACTCCTTAAATAATCGAAATTTGGTTCATTCTTCGTTAGATGGAGAATTTGCCATTGGTTCTGTTTTGGACGGATTCTGAAATTTTTCATCCAGTAGTTGTTGAGCTTTCTTCATTTCCGCTTCCGGGTCTGCCAGTTCCGGGTAAATAGTTCCCAGATACGGTAAACTCATTTCGTAGACTTTCTGCGGATCACTAAATAGCCCACAAGTAATCAGTGCGATAAGCGGATGGATTTTATTTTTGAACAGATAATCAAGTGCTTGTGCTTTTACAAGCATATTGTCTGTTGGGTTTCTGGTTATCTTTACATCGAAATCTCGAGTTGAGATATTAACATCATTTGATGTACCACGGATAATATTCAGAATAATTCTAGCAGATTCCTTTTCGGCTTCCTTGGTGAATGCTTCTACCAATTTTGCATCTCTCTCTGCGAAGTCCCATCCATTACGAAGGTATACGGCATTTCCTGTATCTCCTCCGCTATTGCTTTGTCGGTTTGGCATTGCTTCCACAATCAGCATATTATTGTAGATATCATCCTTTGCAACCTGGCTCTCTGATTGATTCAGTTCAGCGGTCATAAGTTCAACATCCGACTGACAGCCATTTCCAGTGTCTTTAACAGAGATAGCACCAAGTTTTACCATTTTCAAAAACTCGTTTTCGTCTACCTCGCAGTTTTTAAATTTCATAAAGGCTTGCACAAACTGTTCCACGCCATTTAATCTATCAGACTGGTATTTGTTGATTGCATCAAATAAGGTGATTGCAATTTCAACGTCTGATAGTCTGTCGTGATTATTCGGGCATTCAACAATAGGAATCCCGCCAAAACCATTGATGCCGTAGTTGGTTACTTTTCCATTCTTGATTTCAAAAAACTGGTTCTTTGAATAACATAAATAATATTGCTGTTCGTCTTCATCCTTTAAAATCTGAACGGACAGCATTGGTTTCCCGTTTCTCTGCGAATATACAATGTAACAATCACCTGGATATGGGATGAAAATTCTAAACGGTGGTAAATCTCCGTTTTCTGTCCAGTCCTCTTCTTTCAGAATAGCCTTATAAGAAGTTCCTGTTGCACTCTGGTATATTGCCCTTTGGATGTTTCTTGCATCTGCATTGGCTTCATCCAAATAGTCATTCAGAAGGTCAACTTGCTCATTTATTTTTTCATCTGCATTTTTCTTTTTACATACATATTGAATTGGCTCCCCACAAATCTGTCCAGCTTTAAATTTTACAGTTTCAAATGCGTGATTTTCAACCACTCTGTTATTAACTTCTGGACGGACTATTTTGTTTCGGTATAATATCGGCTGATCGCCTTTCATGTACCGATACAAGTAATCAATTAATGTTCGGTTTCTATTATGTATGCCAATTGTATCTGATACTACTTTTACTACATTTTGTGGAGTGATTCGGTCAACGCCTGTGTAGGCTACTTTTCGCCCGAACTCACCTCGGCATAAATCTACAAAATTCATTGTATTTCTCACGAGCCGAACCATCCTTTCTGAAAAATAAAAAGCACTGGATATTTTAATCCAATGCTCTACTTTATATTTTACACATATTGGCGGTATCATTCAGTATACTTCGGTATCATCTTTCAAAACCTTTTATCTTTTTTACTTCTGCCAAAGCTTTTAAGTGTTTTTTCTTAATATGTATTTCAGAATATCCCATCTCATCTGCGATACGAACCAATGATTTGTACTCAACATAATGCTTAAATAGTATGTTGTACAGCAACGGGTCTTCAACCTGTTCTATGGTTCGGACTATTTCCTGTTTTTTTTGTAAAAATTCGGATATCATTTTTGAAATCTCTTCTCGCAGATCAAATATCTTTGCAACCATATCTCCCATCGGATCACGTTTTACAGAAGTTTGTACCTTTTCTCCAACAGGAATTGCAGATACACTTGTGGAAAGAGAACTGAGCTGTTCTTCTTCGATAAGCTTGTTTTTGATTCTGTTATCATAATTTTCAATCTGTCGTAAATATTGAGTTGCAGTCATCATATTTTATCTCCTTCCCCAAAGTGGATTCTGTGTTGCTGTTGCGGTTCCTCCTAATGGATTCTGAACATAATCAGATAGCATTGCTAAAGAATCTATTCCGTCATCATGGAGTACCTTCGCTCTGGTAGTATAAGTGGTTACATTTGCCATGAATAAGCCATAATCTGATTTTGGTTTATACTGACTTTGGTGCAAAAAATAAAAATGATTTGCTATAAAGTTGGAATTGACAAGAATTTTCGTTTCTTTGTTAGTTGTCGTAACTTTTGTTTCAATTTTTGTACGGCATTTACCGTCAATAAGTTTTTGAACATTATGTGCTACACGGTTTCCAACATTATTTGATTCAAAACGCGACATATGCGGATTGTGCCTAATCAAAATATCCGCTGTTTTCTTATCCAAGATATCGTAGTCTGTGTTATCGTCAAACACTACATCTGGGATAAAATATTTATCTCCATACTGGTATGCAATTGGGAGAGACTCAAAATCAGTTCCCTTATCCTTTGTATCGCATACAGCCCATATAGCATCCGGCTCTCTTTTTGGCATAATCACATATTCATCTGTACAGCCATCTGGAACATCTTCTCTGTCAAAGAAAAATCTTTTCAGCTTATCTGGTGGTAAAAGTAATCCCTCACGTTCTACTGGTTTCTGTTGATACAGACAGTTAAAAGAAATCTCGTCCATTGATTCTTTTGCGTCATTGAAATACTTTTCTGAAAATCCATTCACAGTGAATAAGAAATTGCTTTTTCCATCATCTGTTAATGCCGGTATTGCAATAAATCTTGCTCTTGGGTTCCCGGCATACAATTGTTGAAGTTTTCCAATAGGATCATGCACAGACCATCTGGTGGCAATGTAAAATTCCTTGCATCCCTCAAGTCTACGTGAGCGAAGATCATTTACTACTTTCGTCCATAATGTATCAAGTCGGCTCTTATTCAATGCTTCTTCGATACCAGACACAAGGTCATCCGCTGTAAGAAATCTGTTACAACGTGTAGCACCAGTCAAAGAACCATCAATTGATCTAAATGTCCATGTTTTGAAACGACCATTTCTTTCAAGATTTACAGTTGTTTCTTTTGCATTACTTGTCTTTTTACTTAAATCAATGTTTGGAAATATCTCACTCCACGTATATTCTACTGGATCATTAATAATTTCCAGAACACCATCATAAAGGGAACGTGTCAAAATACTACTGTGTGCGGATGACAGGTTAAAATCGTTTGGGAACCATCCACCGACCAGGGAAAGAAAGAAATCTTCTAGCGTAGATTTTCCGCAACCTGGCGGTACGCTCAATGCAAATATATCCAGTTTGTCATCCATCAAGTCTTGAAGTGAACCTATAATATTATGCTGCATAAATACATTTCTTCTTGGTTCGTAAAAACGCTCTTTTGGAATACGATTTTTTTCAAGATATAACAATCCACTGTCTACTTGATAATTCTGCGCTTCCAGTAATAAATACTGCCAATAGATATCATCAAAGTCACCACTACCAGTTAATGCAGCACACTTCTCTGCTATGTTATGTGAGTATTGACTTACTTTCATAGCCATTTTACGTGCTTCTTGGTTCTTGTCAAAAGGAAGGTCAATATTCATATTTAAGAGCAAATCAAGGCAATCTTTTTGATTTTGATAGATTGTCATGTCACTACTGATAATCTGATTTAGGACTGTCCGATACCATTCGAGCGAGCCTTCTGTAATTTTTCCCATAAAAATAGAGCCAGACCTCCTTTCTTTTTAGGATTTAGTCTGGCTCTCATGTGGCTCTCTTGACTTTTCTTTTTGTTTTTTGTATTCTAAATATTTTTCAAAACTATATTTTTCACAATATCTACAATTTTCTAATCCATCTGGTTATGGATGTATACACGGAATGTTTCTTAATTTGAACCATACAATTTAATCACTTAACTTTCTGCAAATTTCAATAAAATCTGACTTACTAAGTTCTTTCAGCTTGTCAGCATATTTTGGAAATTCATGTGTATATATCGGATGACCTAAAAGTTTTTCTGCGTATTCGTATGCAAGTTTTCGGTCATCCCCTGTAAGCATACAAATTCCTGTATAGGTTTCAATTACTACGGCTTCTTGTTTTGTCATACATATCCTTTCTTGATAAAATCATCTTTTTAATTCTGAAAAAATATTTTCAATTACTTTCCATTCTGCGAATACTGCCATAAACAGTAATGGTACTGCAGAAAATCCCCAATGATTTTCAATCATCATTTGTATTGTAGCTATTAAATAATCTGCTACCCATTTGGATATTATGAAATTCGCAATTATCCAACATATTTTTCTGATTTTGTTCATTTGCTCACCATCTTTCTTTTTGATTTCAAGTATTTTCTGTATTTGCGACTGTATTTACGAAGAATTAAATCAAGCATAATGCTATTTGTCTGTTCTACGTTTTCTGACATAGTTGTGAGATATGGATAATCTTCTCTATCATCTACTAATGTCTTGAAGATCAAGTCTAAAGCAAACTGAGCACTGACAGGTGGGTCGCACAGTTCAAAGTCTTTATCCTTGTACCACTCATCAATCTTATTTTGGAATCCATCAAAGGATATTTCTTCGTTCCATATCATACATTCACCTCACTGGAATCCCTAATTGTTTGTAGGTAAATACGGCAGTGTACTTCTTCCCACATTTGTAGCAAGTTTCTGTAATGGTGCAAGTCTTTTCTTTATCATTGCATTTCGATTCTGTATCCGAACTTTTGAACTTGCATCCACCTGTCAAAATACATTTAATCCGTTTTGTGTTCATCTTGTTCTCCTTGCAAAACTTTTCTGATGCAATCCTCAACAAGTATAAAGTCTTTATATGACATACGCATCTCGCAATTGTAAAAATGCTTTCCAATTTCATTTACAATTAATTTATAAATTCTAAACTTGGTTTCTTCCGAAAGTTCGTCCAGTTCCACAGGTTTAGTCTTTTGAAGTTCTGTCGCATCACTTGCAATCGCTTTAATAGCATCTTCATCAGGCACTTTTATAGAATTAATAGTTCTAACAATGTACGGAGTGTTTTTTGAACGCGATATAACCTTGCGCCATTCAGCAACAGTTCTTTCACCTGCGTCTTTCTGAATGAAAGTGTTCAAAGTGTTTCCCCTATAACATTTTATCACTGCATCATCATTTTTTATTTTTACTGAATATTCCTTTTGGAATTCAAACGCAATGTACTCAGTATAAAATTTTAAAACGGTCTTTGTAATTGGCGGATAAGATATAAGAAGAATTTCCTCGATATCAATCTGCGCATATGTTTCTATTCCAAGTTCGATGATCTCAATCGGAATCCTTTTAACCACAATTCTCATACATTCACCTCAAACTCTTTCTTGCAGTTACTTCCCTTGCACTTCAATTTAAGATGCCTAATTTTTGTTTCTGGACTAATCAGAAGTGCTTTCTTTTCGCAAAAAGGGCAACAGGCGTATTTCACTCCATTGATATTCCTCAATAATGCCTGTCCATTCCACGGTTCGGGTGGGTTCATGTATTCAGAAAAATCTATTCCTTCGGATTCTAATGCTGACTTAATGCTCATTTATTTACCTTTCTATTTCTTTTATGCTTTATTGGTCTTCCCTCTTTGGCTGCCCTTTTTATCATTCGCCGCGCAACAGATTTAAAAACATTATCAAATTTCCGTTTCCCTTTTCTTCCAGCAATTTGTCTAAATTTTGGCTTTTTATTCATTTTTAAGCAGTTATTTGGTATTTTCTTAAAACCAATTTTCATGGCTTCTTCAATGCTTATTTTTTCTTGATCCATTAATTTTCCTCCGCTTCGGAATCCCATGTATTTTACGGAAATTGTTCTGGTTTATTCGGTCTGGGGCAACTAGTGTCCAAAATAGTTCATCACTGAATTTACATTCAAATTCAATACTTAATGGCTTGCCTATGCTACAAAGTGTACCGTCCTCATTTCTGTGAAGAATACCGCCTTCGATAACAGTACCATCCGAAATTGAAATCTCTGGTATTGTTTCAATAACTTTTCCATTACATGTAAAGAAATGCTTTAATTCTTCCTTTTCACCCATATCAGCACATCCCTTTGTTTTTCCTTAAATTAGCGTATCGGTCAACCAATGTGTCAACAGTAACAGTTAACTCGTTGATTCTAATACAGTCATCCTGGTGTCGTTGTTCATACCATTCTATAGATGGATGACCAGTATCTACATTTTCAATTCCATCAATCGGAATCTTCCAGTTATCATTTTCAAGAAGCTTTTGGTTAAGTGTCTCCGATAAAGCTTTATAGTCCAGGATTATATGCTGTTTTTTCTCGCATTCATCAGCAAAACGAACAACTTCATTTTTCAACTGTTCTTCTGTCCAGTTTGCCATATCCTCAAATTTCATATTTACCACCTCTGTCTTCGAAAATTGTTTCTTCCAAGCATAAATTTTTCGGCTGAAAAATTATCCTCTACATCAATATGTGCTTCACGGTCTTGCACCTCATATCCGTTTGGAGTTAATTCAAGTTTTGCAGTATATTCAGCGCCACAATTAGTGCATTGCCATGTCACATTTAAAAAGAGTTCTTTTTCTCTAAAAGGTTTTGCGTAATCGGAATTTTCGCATTTCAATATTCCACCGCAAACAGGACAATTGCGTTTATCAAGTAAATCTAGCATTCAAATTCCCTCTTCTCCCTGTGCTTCATCTGACAGGCAATCATTTTAGCTATGTTTTCACGTTCCTGTTTTATGCCATGACCTTGTCGGAATAACTCACATTCAAGAATATTCCCGCAGTTTGAACATTCGTCTTTTATTTCTTTACCACATATCTCCATCTTCTTTTCTCTCCCAAAACTCACAATAACACTCTGGCTCTGTAAAGTCTGCGCAATATTTGCTATCACCATTGAAGCAAGCCCATGTGAAGTCATCATGTTTTCTACAATTCTTGCAACATTTTTCTTCCATAAACACCTCTTGTTAAAAAAAAATCCAGTGTGCCGACTTGAACGGCATAAATCTCCCAACGAGAAACACTGGAACTTTAAGGGGGAAAATGCAACTTCTGGCAATGGCAATTTGCCAGATAGAAACAACAGGAATCGAACCTGTGTCACATGATATTCAATATCATTGCTCTACCACTGAGCTATGTTTCATATCCCGCCTGTCACGGACAGTTCTTTTCAAAGGAACTGGGATGGGTTTCACTTTTGCTTCATTCTACAGTAATACAAGCGTATCTTTCTGAATTGATCGTGTTCTCCATAGCTTCAATCGGATTATATCCAAGATTCTGCAATACCTGTTTGAATACTGTTACCGACTGACCGCTTGCAAGTTGCACGCCTTTTCTTGTAGCATCTGCATGGAATACGTCATGTCTGCTGTTTACATTCCAGAAGATAACGTTTGGAATAACGTATCCGGCTTTATGGAACTTGTTTGCCATCTTATCATAAAACGACCAATTGCGATTTCCACAATAATCAATTTCCATATCAGAAATTACGACAATAGCTTTTGGCATTTCTTCCTGTGAAATATTATTTTTTTCTGCTATATCAAGCACCTTTTCAAATGCAGCTTTAAGGTCTGTACTATTGCCCCAATCAGCCCTTTTAGCATTATTGATTTTCTGTGAAAGGGTTTCACCCTTTAAAACAACTGTTTCTGGATTGCTCGAAAATGTCATAAACAAATTGTGGTATGCCCCAACATTTCTTTCGGCAAAGTATATTGCCAATCCGATTGATGTTGCCATTGGTCTTCCATACATTGAACCGGATACATCAGCCATAATCAAAGCGTTTGTTCCCTGTTCTATGTAATTTGGGAGTGCTTTCCATTGTGCTTCAAGAACTTTATTGTTCTCTCGTCCGTAAAGGATTTTTTCCACGATGTCATAAGGATACAAAGTTGAAGCGTTGATTTTAACTTCTCCTTTATCAGCCTTATTAATAAAATCATTAAATCCATCTGGATCATGTTTTGCAAAAGCCTTGCGATAAATCATCATTGCACGGCTCGGAACTTCTGGATATTTAATCTCATTCCATTTACCGGCAGACATAAGGCTTTCAACAACACCGATCTGTTTTCTCATGCTACGAACAATTCTCTTAAAGTTGTAGACTGGATAACCCAACTTCTGTGCAGTCAAGATTCCTAACTTCCTAGTTTCTCTGCTACTTGCATCAGCAGTCTTAATCCATTTAGCAAGTAAAGAAATCGCTTTTCCATCATTGAGATTTTTCAAATCTTCCTCAAATTGTTTCTTCATAGATTTCCACATGTCATCTTCAAGTGGTGTTTCAATCAGTTCATACAGATCATCGTATCTCCCGAATACTCCAATCAAATCAAGATTCGGTCTGAGTGCTTCTGGATGATGTTCAGCCATGTAACGGATAATGGTTCGAAAAGTTTTTCTCTCTCCAAGCCCACAACGAATATCTCTTGCATAAAAAACAATCTTTGTGGCAAAAAGTTTATCCTGTTCAAATGCTTCTGAGAATAAAGTGGTGATTCTATTTTCATCAGCTTCTCTCAATGCGCCAATAGTTCCGAACAGGTCAAGTCTTGCATCGCTTGTAGTATTCAGCGCAACTGCTCCGTTTTCGGTTCTTGTAAACTTGCTTTCTTCTTTCATTGCATTTGCAAAATCCATGTTTCTTCTCCTTTCAGGACACGAAAAATATAAAATATACGAATTAGATTTTATTTAAGTGAGTTGCTGTAAGCGTCCCATAAATTTCATGATGCTTTTGTGTTTCATAATTAAAAGTTATGCCCAAAATGATTGCTGTAAGCATCACATAATTGCCCCGACAAGATTTGAACCTATAAAATTATTTGCAGTGAAGAACACAAACATGTTCTAATCGGTTTTCCGTAACCGATAACCGGGGCAGTGACGAGGGATGGGTTCGAACCACCAACCTATGCCTTGTAATGGAGTAAATTGCTGTTATAGTCACAAACATGACTAATATTCTCATTGCTCTGTCCAATTGAGCTACCTCGTCTAAAAACCAACAATAGCTATGCTAAAGTCAGATTTCCTATCTACACTTGGTAGATGGAATAGCAGGAGACGGATTCGAACCGCCGTTTCCATGGATATGAGCCATGTGAGATTCCGCTTCTCTATCCTGCCGTGCGGAACTCCTAGAGTTGAACTAGGAAACTTATATCTATAGATATTCGCCCTATAGCCGATAGGTTCCACATAACCCGGAAAAACCGGGTTAGCAATAGGTTTATCGTGTTATGCTTTCCACTATCTACAAATTTTAGCGCTGTAGATTCACTGGATATTTTTATGCGTCTTTGGACGGTATCTCTTGAAAACTCCTTTTATTAACGTGCGCTGCGTTAATGTTTTTAACTCCGAGACATACCAGCCGGGAAATCAGATCCATTTAAGCTACGCCGTATCGCACATAAATTTACCTAATCCACACACTCAACTGGAAGTTTTTTCCACCCATATTACGGATGAATGGCATTTAGAAGAAATGGAAGCTCTGGGATTCGAACCCAGGACTTACGGCTTATGAGGCCGTTGCTCTTACCGCTGAACTAAGCTTCCTAAGATACCGAATTATTTGACCGCCATGACAAACAATCCGGCACTGTTGCAGTTCTTGACCACCAACCGCAACAAAGGTTTTCTGAAACGCTTTTGGATTTCAGAAAGTCTTCCGGGACATTTGAAGCCCCTTTAATCAGCCCCGTTGGGCTAGAAGACCGGAGTAAAAAGTGTTTCAAAAAGAACACTTGCGGAATTAACAAAACCGCAAACTGGGCTAGCTGGATTCGAACCAGCGAATGCAGCAGTCAAAGTGCTGTGCCTTTCCGCTTGGCAATAGCCCATCAACCCCGGCGCACCATTAAGACCGGGGAAGTCGTGATATTAAGCTAAACAAGTATATAAATTTTCCGCTCTTACCGATTACTCTTTTCCAGGATAGGAATTTTCTTTTCAAAATATTTAATAATTCCTGGCTTATTCATTAATAAGAGCTTACGCTACTCTGGATGCCTCGACTTATCACTTTCATAGGCTTTCCCGAGCCTACATGGATTAAGTCGAAGCGGCGCTTTTATGAATTTAACCCTTTCGATTAACTCGATCGGGATAATTCCAATTGGAATCGGTAAATACATTTGTCACCTCGTGCAAATTAAGAATATGTTCAGTCCAAACACCATTTCTAACAGTATGTAGAAAAGCATTTGTAGTGAATTAATTTTCGTATCTTCGAGCGTTGCCAAAATTCCAGCAATAACAATTACGAAGAACGAAAGATTTGATGCGACTCCGATTACATTAAGTGCATTCATTTTCTTTTTCCTCCCCAATTAAGAAGTTCAGAATTTTTTCTGCAATCTCTTCCTCTGGCTCAAATGGCATTCCACAGTAATTGTATGATTCTAAAGCCGATTTTAGGCTTGCTTTGAATCCATTGTAAATTTCTCCGTGTTGTAGCAGTTCGTGCCTTAAAACTGAAATTGCGTCAGTAATTGATTGAGAAGTGACACCGATTTGTGCCAAGCATTCCATTTCAATGTCTGGGACAGCCATCATTTCAAACTCAAATACTGGAATTTCATCTACTGCGGTATGGAAATTTATTGATCTTACTCTCGGAACTTCATTTCCATCAATGAAATATTTTGTGCCGAGCCAATCATTGGGGTTGGGGTTTGTGATTTTTACTAAAGACATCTTCGCGCCCCTTTCTTTTAGTTTCACAGTAGAGAAGGAGGTGTTTCGCAATCTCTTCCAACTGTAGAATGTTGTATTTTGGAATTTCCCATGTTTTCTGCTCCAATAATGAAGACAGTGGAATTTTCTCAGTCGGTAGTTCGTTAGTTACTGTGGCATTGATAAGCATAGGCGCTACATCAATGGGGGATTCGGGAAGACTATCCTTGTTATCACTTATTTGTGCGTATAGCATGGATAACTTTTTCCATTCTCCATTTTCCTTTGAAAATACTTCTCCATTTTGTACTTTAAGTATTCCAGTAGCATCTCTTGGAATATACTCTTCTTTTTCACATGAACGGACAGCATTCTCAATACTGTATAAAAAATAATTCATCATCCCTCTTCTACCTCCCCGAAATATTTCTTGTAAAGGTCAATGTCTTTCCTTCCCAATAATATTTTTATATTTTCTTTATCTTCAACTTGCAAAGAGCCATAAGCAATATGTACCCACGTTGTTATTGTATTTTCTTCTTGGTTCTCTTCTCTATAGCCATTGATAGCTGTAAATGCTGAAAACCAATTTCCCTTTGCTGTTAAAAAATAAGTCTTTTCTGAATAACATGTATATCCGTAATGGTCGCAGTCAATATTATCGGTAAATATCTTTTCTGCATTTTCTGTGTTGTAAAATTTCCCATCTGCACATATTCCACTCGAATGAACAACTATATTGTCTTTCCTTATGCGTTTGGTATCTGCATTTGGGAATTTCTTTTCGTATTCTTCTGGAACTGAAACGTCTTTTTTATTTTTTGAGAAAAATTTAAGCACGTCTTTTCCTCCCGAAATATTCATCAACTGCTTGTCTTACAATATCCGATACACTCCTGTCCGTCCGGTTCTTCTCTTCCAGGAGCCTTTTTTTCTGTTTTTCGGAAAATCGGATGCGGATGGATTCGGATTGTGAGTTTGGTTTCATGACTTAATCACTCCTTGCCCTTGCAATAACAGTCTGAATGTCTCTTTTCCTTTTACGGTTATGTATGTCTGAACATTGGAATATCCAAATGGTGTTGAAAAATCTTTCATCTGAAAAAGTCCAGCTTTCCTATACGATTCATAAGGCTTGATAATATTGTGCCTATCACGGTAAATATAACCGTTTTCCGCAAGCCACTTAGTAAACGCTTTAGGGGGAATGTGAAATTCCTTTGCTGTATCTCGAAAAGTTGTAAGAAGTCTATTGTCTACCAGACTATCAAAATAGTCAGCTTTCGGTTTCTGTTCTTTTACCTTAGTTTCAAGCTGTTGTTTCTCTTGCTGTTCCTCAATCCACCGCTTAGCACGTTCTATTGGATCTTCGATTTGGTAGGAATCCTGTTTTGTGGAGACCTCGTATTTCCCAGTTCTCGCTATACTTGGAAGAACTTCTTCCATTACCCACTCTTCAAAACGTTCTGCTGACTCTAACTGGCTCTTCATGATAAGCCTGTACACATCTCCTTCTGGTATGAAAGTCATCATAACATTTTGCTTTGTTGTGGTTCCGTGCTGATTCGTTGTTTCTGAGACCCCTCCATGTTTCACGGAGTGCCTACAATGTCTTGAAACTGCATCTTGAGGTTTTGAATAGCCTAATGCTTTCGCTACATCGGTTCCAGAAAAATAAATTTTCCCATTTATCGTTACGGTTCTTACACTTCCAAATTCTGGATTGCTAAAAATCATCATATCATTCATTTGTTGTACCTGCCTTTCTTGGTATTGCCTTATTTTGTATTGGCAGAGAAACAGTTAAGGCTTACTGCTTTCGTGTTGCAATCACTATCTCTGCCATAGGGAACTCTTTTTTGTTTTTTGGAAAATTTTTAACTCAAGTTTTCCGTTATTAAATTGCGTATGATCTGAGAAATACTTTGACCTGTCTGAAATGATTTCTTTTCAAGGCGTTTTCTCATGTCATCGTTAATTCTGATTCTTATTGAATCTCCCTTTGGGTCTGTTGTTGGTCTTCCTTTTGCCATATAATCATTCCTTATATATGTAGGACAAAATACAATAGGTTCTTTGCTTGAGTTACTGACTACGCTGGCCAGAGGTCTATATATAACCCCCTCCCGGTCATCCAGTGCGGACGCTGGCAAGTCAGCCCGCCGCCCCATGGGAACCGCTGCCCTTGCCTGGTCGCTGTTTGTCGTAGGCCTTCGGCGGTAATCAAAGGAAAATATGGCTTTTCTGTGTCCGAACAT